AGCAAATACATTGACGAAACTATACGGAGTGCCAGCAGGTAACTCTGCGGTTATTTCGTCAATCAACATTGCTAATCTGGATGCTAACGCTGCTGCATTTAGTATTGCAGCAAACGTATCTGGTGTAGCAACATCAAATGCAAATCATCTTGCGTTTCGTGTATCGATACCAGGCAACGATTCAATAGCGTTGAGTTTGGGTATCACACTAAATGCTTCATCACAGTTGTCCGTCAACTCTAATACTTCTACTGTTTCATTCTCAGCGTTTGGCACGGAAATCTACTAATGCCAATTCGCAAATTTACCAATGGTAGATTTAGTTTAAAACGATTTACTGCTCCAGGTGTAGGTGGAACAACACCTGCCACACCTGCTGGTCCAACATCTTATACTGCAACACAAGTATTTCTAGCATCACAGACATGGACACCACCTTCTGGTGTGACATCAGTTGATTGGTTAGTTATTGCTGGTGGAGGTGCTGGGGCATCACGACACGGTGGTGGTGGAGGTGCTGGAGGATTTCAAACTGGAACAGGACTCACTGTAACTCCAGGCACAACATACACAATGGCAATTGGTGCTGGTGGTGCTGGAACAAAAGGATCAAACAATCCTGGCGCCAACGGTTCAAATTCAGGTATATTTAATACAAGTAGTGGTACATCATTAGTTGGTTGGTCACTCGGTGGTGGTGGTGGTGGTTCATATCCTGGTGGTTATGCTGCAACTGGTGGTTCTGGTGGCGGTGGTGGTTCAAATGAAAGTGCAGTTCTTACGGGTGCTTCAGGAACTCCAGGTCAAGGATATAGTGGTGGTAATGGACAAGCATATGTGTCTCCTGATAGCAGATCAACTGGTGGCGGTGGTGGTTCGGGTGGTGCAGGACAAAATTCAACAAATGGTCAAGCAGGTAATGGTGGAATAGGTATAGCATCATCAATAACAGGTTCATCCTTATATTGGGCTGCTGGTGGTGGTGGTAGTGTATGGCAATCGCCGAGTGGAAATTGGATTGCAGGTAATGGTGGATTAGGTGGTGGTGGTGGCGGTGGCAACTGTCAAACGCCATCGATTGGTGCTGGTTCGAGAGCGGGTTATGGTGGATATTCTGGATTAAACATTGGTGCTAATGGCGCAATAGGTGTAGTAGATTCGAGTGGAGGTAATGGTGGATTAGGTACAGGATCTGGTGGTGGTGGCGGTGGTCAAGACAACTATTCTTCCTTTACTGCATTTGGTGGTTCCGGAGGTTCGGGAGTCATCGTTCTCAAATGGACACAATCTACATCAACAAACGGCATCTTCATTTATTCCAACACAGGTCAATTTATTGTACCAGCAAATGTATCACAAGTAGATTATCTTGTGATTGCTGGTGGTGGTGGGGGTGGATTTGATCGTTCTGCTGGAGGTGGTGCTGGCGGTGTATTATCTGGTACTGGTTATCCTGTAGGTTCAAATTCTGCAATAGCAATTGTTGTTGGTGCAGGTGGTGTAGGTTCAACACCAAGTGCTGCTGCTGGTAACGGTTCAAATTCAGTTTTAGGTACAATAGTTGCTATAGGTGGTGGACGAGGTGGTAGTGCAAGTGGAACTCCTCACGGCTCTTCGGGTGGTTCTGGTGGCGGTTCACATTCAACTCCAGGTGGAAATGCCGGTTTAGGAACACCCGGTCAAGGTTATGCGGGTGGAACTTATGTCGGTCCATATGCAACAGGAGGCGGTGGCGCTGGTGGTATAGGAATAGGTAGCGGTAGTCGTGGTGGTAATGGTGGTATAGGAATATTTTCAACCATCTCTGGTGCTAATGTTGCATATGCTGGAGGTGGTGGTGCAGGAAATTCAGTTGACGGTGGTAATGGAGGTAATGGTTTTGGTGGTGGAGGTTATGCTGCATACACAACAGGTTCGCCTTGGTTAGGAACACCATTTGGTGGTGGTAATGGTGGTAAAGCAGGTGGTGAACATGGGCAATCTGGAAATACTGCTACAGGTGGTGGTGGAGGAGGTGGTTCAAATATACCACAAGGTAACGGTGGCGCAGGTGGTTCTGGTGTAGTCATTGTTTCTATTCCAACGACACAACCTTCTGTTACAACATATCTTTACACAGCATCAGGTCAATGGACAGCACCGCCAGGAATTACTGCGGTCGATTATGTTCTAGTTGGCGGTGGCGGTGGAGGTGGTTCTGCACAACCAGGTTCATCCGGCGGTGGTGGCGGTGGTGCTGGTGGTTATTTAACAGGTACAAGTTATCCTGTAGTATCGGGTCAAACATATCCTATCATTATTGGTTCAGGTGGACTTGGTGGTGCGGGTGCTGCATATCCTCAAGGCACTGGTGCTAATGGTTCAAATTCATCATTCTCTTCGCTGACCGCAGTTGGAGGTGGCGGTGGCGGTGGTAATGGTGGTGCTGTACAATCAAGTGGTATGTCTGGCGGTTCTGGTGGTGGTGCTGGAGGACAAGGAGGTTCATCAGTTGTAGGTGGTTTAGGAACACCTGGTCAAGGAAATGCTGGAGGTGCTGCTTCAACCAATTCGCCAAACTATGGTTCAGGTGGTGGTGGTGGCGCAGGCGGTGTGGGTGCTGCTGCAACAAATAGCACTGGTGGTAATGGTGGTGCGGGTTTAGGAACAACATTAACTGGTACACTATTATATCTTGCTGGTGGTGGAGGTGGTTCAACTTATTCTGGTGGAACTGCTGGCACAGGTGGTTCAGGCATTGGTGGTTTTGGTGCAACTGGAAGCGGTGGATCATTTGCTGCAAATGCAGTAACGTCAACTGGTTCTGGAGGTGGAGGCAACTCTAACGGTATAGGATCTGGTGGTGCTGGAAGTTCAGGCATACTGATACTCAAACACTCAGCAACACAACCCACAAGAGCGGTATTTTATTCTTCAGATTCATTCACAGTGCCTACTGGAACAACATCGGTAAATTATCTGGTTGTTGCCGGTGGAGGTGGCGGTGGAACATTTGGTGGAGGTGGTGGTGGCGCAGGCGGTTTTAGAACAGGTACAGGTTTTAGTGTAACATCAGGACAAACAATTCCTATCATAGTTGGTGCAGGTGGGGTATCAACTCCAGCAACTGCAACAAGTGGCAGTAACTCATCGTTCAGTAATATAACTGCAATTGGTGGTGGATGGGGTGGTACTTGTAACGGCAATAACGCCGCTAATGGAGGTTCTGGCGGAGGTGGAAAAGGCACAGATGGTGGCGGCACTGCTGGTGGTTCAGGAACACCTAGTCAAGGAAACAATGGTGGTTCGGGTGGAGGTTCTGTAGGATCATCTGCTATAGGTGGCGGTGGCGGTGGCGCTGGTGCAGCGGGAAATAACTCTGGTGGTGGAGGTGGTAATGGTGGAGTGGGACTAACATCATCATATTCTGGAACACCAACATATTATTCTGGTGGCGGCGGTGGTGGTAGCGCAGGTGCTGGTTCCGGAGGTACAGGTGGCACTGGTGGTGGTGGAACGGGTGCTACTCCAAGCACAAGTGGTGCTGTTGGAAGTATAAACACTGGTGGCGGTGGTGGCGGTGCGGGATTCGGAGCAGGTGCAGCAGGTGGTTCAGGTATCGTCATTTTAACATGGTGATAAAACATAACAATAAATAGAGAATCATGTCAAAAATAACAACAAGATCACAATTCAAAACATATTGCCTTCGTAAGTTGGGCTTTCCTGTTATTGAAATTAATGTAGATGATGATCAAGTAGATGATCGTATTGATGAAGGCTTGTCTTTTTGGCGTGACTATCACTACGATGGTACAGAAAAATTGTTTATGAAACACTGTATCACTGCTGAAGATATTAATAGGCAGTGGATATATTGTCCTGATGCTGTGCAGTTTGTTACAGGTGTTATGCCATTTGATTTGTCTAACGCATCAATCAATATGTTTGACTTGCGTTATCAGTTGCGTCTGCATGACCTTTATGACTTCACTTCGGTATCGTATGTGTCATATGAAATCACTATGCAACACCTTCGTACATTGAATCTATTGTTCTCAGGTACTCCACAGTTTAGATTCAATCGTCACCAAAATAAAGTATTCTTAGACATCGATTGGACAAGAGATGTTCAACCAGGTGCTTATGTTATTATTGAATGTTATCGTACATTAGAACCAGAAACAATTACATTGACAGGTACAGTATCAGGCAGTCCTTCATCTAATACTCTTATTGGTACAGGTACAAAGTTTGATCAAGAACTTGCTGCATTTGATTTTATTACAATTGGTGGCGAACAAAAACAAGTTGGCAATATTGACAACCCTACAACAATAACTTTAATAGGACCACCAACACAAACTCATGTGAATGCCACAGTAACACTTGAAGGTGTAACTGATGTGTGGAATGATAGATTTTTGAAGAAGTATACCACTGCTTTGATTAAACGTCAATGGGGTGCCAATCTTAAAAAGTTTGCTGGTATTCAAATGCCAGGTGGTGTTACATTAAATGGTCAAGTTATATACGATGAAGCAATTCAAGAAATAGAAAAGATGGAAGAAGAAATTTACATGATGGGTTCATTGCCATCTGAAATTCTAACAGGATAATTGTGGCAACAAATTTCTACTTCAATAATTTTCCTGCGAACCAGATAACCTCAGAGCAACTGCTTGTTGAGGATTTGGTTATTGAAGCATTGAAAATTTATGGTATGGATGTCTATTACTTACCACGTACAACACGTGATCAGGTAGATTATCTATTTGGCGAAGATACTCTCAAAGAATATCGCACTGCTCATCCGATTGAAATGTATCTGGAAAATGTTACAGGTATGGAAGGTGAGCAAGACTTCATATCTAAATTTGGTTTAGAAATTCGTGATGAAGTAACGATGTTGGTATCACGATTACGTTTCCGTTATACAGTAAATGGATTAACTCGTCCACGTGAAGGCGATATAATCTATATTCCAATGCTAACTGGTTTCTTTGAGATCACATTTGTTGAGCATGAGAACGATCAATCGATGTTCTACACATTAGGTCGTGGTCGTGGTGGTAATGTATATGTCTATGCATTGAAGATGAAACAATATGTATTCTCTAATGAGATTATTGATACTGGTATAAAAGAAATTGACGATCAAATACATGGTTACTATCCAAAAACACGAATCATTCTTTCTGCCGGTGGTAGTGGCAAGTTTGTTAATGATGAAATAGTATATCAAGGTGCAAACTTAGCATATGCTACATCACAAGCATACGTTCACGACTTCTTACCGAACCAATACATAGAAGTTTACAGAGTTCAAGGTGACTTCGTGGCATCAGCGAATGTATATGGTAATACAAGTGGTGCAGATTGGTCAATCAGTGTAGTAAGTGATGCCGCTACAATGAATAGTGCATTTGAAGATATCTTTGACAATGCACGTATTGAAGCAAGTTCAGATGGCATCATAGACTTTACGGAACACAATCCGTTTGGAGAACCGTAATGTTAGGTAACGCTCAGTTTTATCACCGTACCATTCGTAAGATGGTGGTTGTATTTGGTACACTCTTTAATGACTTAGAGATTGTACGATATACACAAGCGGGTGTGCCTAAAGAAAAGTGGAAAGTACCGCTTACATATTCGCCAAAAGAACGTTTTCTAACAGCGATTACTTCCGATCCTAATCTGGTTAAATCAATTAACACTGTTGTCCCACGCATGTCATTTAATCTTGACAGTTTGGAATATGATGTTAATCGTAAACAAGTATCAACACTTCGCAACTTTGCACAGAATGATGACACTTCGGTAAGCACCCAATTTGTACCAATACCATACAACTATCAGTTCTCGTTGTCGATTTATGTTCGCAACACAGAAGATGGTACACAGATACTTGAACAAATACTACCATTTTTTACACCAGATTTTAATGTTACCGTAGACTTTATTCCAGAAATGGACCAAAAGTATAATGTGCCTATCATATTAGATTCCGTAGCATCGACTGTGGAGTATGAAGGCGGAATGACGGAAGGTTCTACACGATTGATACTTTGGGATTTAACATTCACTGCCAAAGGATACATATGGCCGCCTGTCAAGTCTGGTAAGTATATTAAGACTGCGAATACAAATACGTTTATTGATTTGACTACTAGAAATCTACAAAAAGTTTATGTAGATTATGCCAACGGTAATGGAGTATTTGCACAGGGTGAAACTCTTCGTGCCAATAATTCCGATCTATTTGGCACAGTAGATTATTTCAGCAACACTTCAGCAGGAGTATTGGTTGTAACTGGTGCTAATAAGATTATTCAAGTTGGCGACAAACTTACTGGTGATTATACTGGTGCATCATACAATGTGGTAGTTACTGACATCAACTCATTAAATGTTGTACAAATAAAAACCACTACTGATCCTGGAACTGCTTCACTAGGTGACGAATTTGGATTTATTGAAACAATAAAAGAATATCCTAATACATTATGAAAAAACTAAATGCAAATCTCTCTGAAATATTTGATGTTGAACCAATCAAAGAAGTTTCTAAAGAAGAAATTTTACCTGCCGTAGTTGAGTATTCTGACCCAGTAAATGCTGATGCAGACTTTGCACGTGAGAACATTCGTGAACTGGTAACTCAAGGCAATCAAGCGGTAAATGAATTGATGCTCATAGCAAGAGACGGTCAGCACCCACGTGCATTTGAAGTGCTATCTGGTCTGATGAAAAACTTGGCCGATATGAATAAAGATTTGTTAGAGATACAGAAACGTAAAAAAGATTTAGCACCAAAAGCGGAAGCACAAAATAATCTAAGCATAGATAAAGCAGTGTTCGTTGGTTCTACAGCAGAACTGGTAAAAATGCTTAAAACTCAAAAACAGGAAACGTAATGGAAACACTTGTCAATCAACTTAAAACAATTCTAGGTACAAACTTTGCTTTGTATTTGAAGGCACATGGATACCATTGGAACGTTGAAGGCCCTAACTTTCCACAATACCATGCATTCTTAGACACATTCTATAATGCACTATTTGCTCAGTTGGATCCTATCGCAGAACATATTCGTGCATTGAATTCATATGCGCCAGGTTCACTTGCTCGTATGCTTGAACTTGCAGACCTTCAAGAAGCAACAAATATACCTGATGGAATTTCAATGCTTCGTGATCTTGCCGCAGATAATGATCGTTTCATAATGCATCTTCGTGCTGGTATTGTTGCTGCCGATGGTGCTAACGAACCCGCAGTAGGCAATTTTCTACAAGACATTTTGGATGCACATCAAAAACATGGATGGATGTTGAAGAGCATCATAAAGTAAACTATGGATGACGGATACCTTGGTAATGCTAGGCTCAAAAGAACGGGCACTGAACTATCCTATACACAAGAACAAGTAATAGAAATTGCAAAGTGTGCAGATGATCCTGTATACTTTATCAAAAACTATGTCAAGATCGTCAACGTTGATCGTGGTCTTATACCATTTGATATGTGGGACTTTCAAGAGGACATGGTTCGCACCTTCCATGAAAATCGATTTACCATTGCAAAGATGCCTCGACAGGTTGGTAAAACAACTACCACTGTTGGTTATATGCTTTGGGCAGCAATCTTCAATGAAGAATACACAATAGGTATTCTGGCCAACAAAGGTCAACTAGCAAGAGACATTCTAGGTCGTATTCAAAAAGCATACGAATACTTACCACAGTGGCTTCAGCAAGGTATCATGACATGGAACAAAGGTTCTTTAGAGTTAGAGAATGGTTCTAAGATATTTGCTTATGCGACATCAGCAGCAGGCGTCCGAGGCGGTACATATAACTTAATTTTCTTGGACGAATTTGCGTTCGTTCCACACAATATGGCCGTTGAGTTCTTTACATCAACATATCCTGTTATCTCTTCTGGTCAGACATCTAAAGTAATTATCGTTTCAACTCCTAATGGTTTGAATTTGTTCTACAAAATGTGGACAGATGCCATCGAGAAACGTTCCACATATAAGACAGTTGAAGTCCACTGGTCAATGGTGCCTGGTCGTGATGCTAAGTGGAAAGAAGAAACGATACGAAATACCTCTGAAGAACAATTCCGACAAGAGTTTGAAACAGAATTTATTGGTTCAAATGCCACACTAATATCTGGTAGTAAACTCAGATCGTTGGCATTCCATGAGCCTATACGAGTAGAAGAGAATCTCTATGTTTATGAAGAACCGAAACCTGGTCACCTATACATTGCTACGGTAGACTGTTCGGAAGGTGTGAACATGGACTATTCTACCATCAATGTATTAGATGCCACACAAGCACCATATAAACAAGTAGCACGATACCGAAACAATAAACTACCATTACTATTCTTTCCGACAGTAATCTACTCGATTGCTAAACGATACAACGAAGCATTTGTTCTGGTAGAAACTAACAATATTGGTCAGCAAGTGGTAGATATTCTACACTATGACCTAGAGTATGAGAACATTTACAAGACTGAACAGCATCACATCAAAGGGCAGTCCATCTCTTCAGGTTTCAAACGGTCAACATCGTTTGGTATCAAGACTACCAAATCAGTCAAGAAGATTGGTTGTGCCAACTTAAAGACACTGGTAGAGAATGATAAGTTAATTATCAACGACTTTGACACGATCAACGAGATGAATACCTTTGTGCGAGTACGTGATTCTTATGCAGCAGAAGAAGGTAGTAATGATGACATCGTTATGGGATTGGTGCTATTCTCTTGGTTAACAGCACAATCTTTCTTCAAAGACTCTACCAATATCGACATCCGTAAGATGATGTTGGATGAACAGAATATGTTGATTGATGAGACTATGACTCCGTTCGGATTCATTGAGAATGGTCTCCAAGAAGAAGTTGAAGAAGATGGCGATGACCGTTGGCACTTCGCAGAAAAGCGTGGTTTTCCAATGTCAAGGTTATAAAAAACTAAATAGACTATCAAAGACAATTGACCCAAACAATTAAAGGAGAAATCCAATGGCATTTCAATTATCAGCGGGTGTAAACGTATCAGAAATCGATCTGACTACAGTTATACCTTCCGTTGCTACTTCTACAGGAGCATTTGTAGGACCTTTTGCTTGGGGACCATGCAGTGAAGTTACAACTATTTCCGACGAAGTTCGCCTAGTAAACACATTCGGCAAACCAGACTCAACAAATTATGAATATTGGTTCTCAGCAGCAAACTTTCTAGCATACGGAAACAATCTAAAAGTAGTTCGTGCAGTAGACACAGCAGCAGCAACACGCTCTAACAATGCAACAGCAAACGGTACGACAATTCTAATTAAAAATACCGATGACTGGACAGCAAATCAACAAGGTAATGCGGCTGGTGCTTATGGTGGCTGGGCAGCACGTTTCCCAGGCGCATTAGGTAACTCATTAAAAGTTTCTGTGGCAGATGGCGGTTCATATGCTGGATGGGCATACGCTTCTCAGTTTACCACAACTCCAAATACATCATCATATGTTGCAAACAAAGGCAATTCAAACGCTAACGATGAGATGCATATTATAGTTGTTGACGAAGATGGTTTGTTCTCTGGCACCGCAGGTACCGTACTAGAAAAATACGCATTCGTTTCTAAAGCATCCGATGCAAAAGATGATTCGGGCAATTCAAACTATTATAAAAATGTAGTTGCTGCACAGTCACAGTACATTCATTGGCTATCACATCCTGATTCCGCTAATATGGGTTCAGGAACATCATGGGGTTCAACAGCAAATTCATCAGCATTCAAAACATTGACTTCTGCACAGACAGCATCGTTTGCTAATGGTGCAGATGGTACAATTAGTACATCACAGATCACTTCAGGTTGGGATTTGTTCAAGAATGCTGAAGCAGTTGATATCTCTTTAGCAGTTACAGGCACAGGTAATTCAACGATTGCAACTTACGTTATCAGCAATATTGCCGAGACTCGTAAAGATTGTGTGGCATTTATTTCGCCAACTAAAGCAAGTGTTGTAAACAATCCTGGCAGTGAAGCAGCGGCAGCAGTCGCATTCCGTAACGGTCTGACATCTTCTTCATATGCTGTAATCGATTCTGGTTACAAATACCAGTATGACAAATACGCTGACCTCTACCGTTGGGTACCACTGAACGGTGACATCGCTGGTCTATGTGTACGTACAGATAACGAACGTGATCCTTGGTTCTCACCAGGTGGTCTAAATCGTGGTGTAATTAAAAACGTAGTTAAACTTGCTTGGAATCCAACTAAGACTGAGCGTGATACTCTGTATGTTGCAGGTATTAATCCAGTCGTTTCATTCCCAGGCGAAGGTACAGTTCTGTTTGGCGATAAAACAATGTTGGCAAAACCAAGTGCATTTGATCGTATCAATGTTCGTCGTTTGTTCATTGTACTTGAAAAAGCAATTAGTCGTGCAGCACGTTTCTCACTATTTGAATTCAATGACCAGTTCACACGTGCTCAGTTTGTTTCGATTGTAGAACCATTCCTGCGTGATGTACAAGGTCGTCGTGGTATTACTGATTTCAAAGTAGTCTGTGACGATACCAATAACACATCACAAGTTATTGATTCTAATCAGTTTGTTGGTGACATTTATATTAAACCAGCACGTTCTATCAACTTCATCCAGTTGAACTTTGTCGCTGTTCGTTCAGGCGTATCGTTCAATGAAGTTGTAGGATCGGTCTAAATAGAGAGAAACAGGAGAAAATAAATGGCATTTAATGTAAATCAGTTCCGTTCACAATTAACAGGTGACGGTGCCCGCCCAAATCTATTTGAGGTAAGTATGCCATTTCCTGGATTCTCATTACCAGGAAATGCACAAACAAAACTAACGTTCATGTGTAAGACAGCACAACTTCCAGGTTCAACTCTGGGCGTTGTGCCTATGCAATACTTTGGTCGTGAGTTGAAGTTTGTTGGTAATCGCACATTTGCTGATTGGACAATTACAATTATCAACGATGAAGATTTCGTTGTACGTAATGCATTCGAACGTTGGATGAATGGCATCAATAGCCACAATCTAAACGTTCGTAATCCAATTGCAAGTACACCACTTGGTTATACTGTAGATGGTGAAGTTACACAGTACGGTAAAGCAGGTGATACTCTAAAGAAGTATAAATTTGTTGGTTTGTTCCCAACAGATGTGACTCCAATCGACGTTGATTGGGGTTCAAATGATGCTATTGAAGAATTTTCTGTTACTTTGACCTACCAGTGGTGGGAATCAGTAGCAGATGGCGTGATCTAAGAGTAGGGGTTTTCCCTACTTTTATCTATAGGATGAAAGATTAATGGCAATAAAATTATTCGGCTTCACATTAGGCTCAAAGGATGTTGTTCAGAAAGAGATACCTGAACAGTCATCCTTTGCGTTGCCTACTGCGGCTATTGATGATGGTGCAGTTACAGTCACACAGAATGCCTATTATGGCACCTATGTTGACTTAGAAGGTTCCGTTCGTAATGAGATTGAACTTATCACACGTTATCGTGAGATGTCCAATCATCCAGAATTAGATATGGCAATCGATGAGATTGTCAACGAAGCAATTTCTCATGATGAAGCGGGTAAAGTTTGTGATATCGTAATGGATAATCTCAAGCAACCTGAATCAATCAAAAAGAAAATCAATGAAGAGTTCCAGAACATTCTAAAGATGTTGAACTTTTCCAATCTTGCAGATGACCTTTTCAAACGTTGGTACATTGATGGTAGGTTATTTTACCATGTTGTTGTCAACGATAAGAATCCAAAAGAAGGTATTCAAGAACTAAGATACATTGATCCACGTAAGATACGTAAAGTACGTGAGATTAAAAAAGATCGTGACCCTAAGACTGGTGCACAGATCATCGTATCTACCGCAGAGTATTATGTCTATAATGATAAAGGACAGACTACTCAAACATTCACATCAAATGTAGGTCAAGGCATTCGTATTGCACCAGATTCAATCATCAACGTGAACTCTGGTTTGATGGATGCAAAGAATACATTTGTTATTTCATATCTACACAAGGCAATCAAACCACTCAATCAACTTAGAATGATTGAAGATGCGATTGTGATCTACCGTATTAGTCGTGCACCTGAACGCCGTATATTCTATATCGACGTTGGTAACTTACC